AATGGAGCGTCGTTCCCTCGACGAAGACGTCAAAGGCTTCCAGACACGCCAGGAACACGAGAAGGTCCCATTCCGTGGTGGCACGGCTGAATTGGTTGAGCGTGACGCGGTCATGCTCATCCTGGTAATACCGCCCGACTGGTGTGCTGGTCGGCGATACGCAAGGCGTCAGGTTATGGCGTTGCGCCAGCAGCGAGGCGATTTCGCTGGCAGTGCGATTGGCGAATGTTTCCTGCGTGCGCGTCTCGATCAAGGGCGCAGTGAGGTCGCGGCCATCGAAATGAACCGACCCGGTCATCGGGTCGATGACGACGCTGTCGACGGTCCCCTGCACCAGGCTGGTGAAGCTGGTTCCACCGTCCAGGCTGAATTGAACATCCACGAGGATATCAGGCTCACTGGACCAGAATGAGGCCGAAGCCCATACGTCCGCGCCCAGCGCGACGGAGGCGGCAAAACGATCGGCCGCGTAGTGATTGTTCGAGATGACCTCTGCGTCCATCACTCCTGTCAACGGTGCGCCATTTGCCAGGACGCGCAGGCGAGGGGCGCGCCAATTCGACGGCGTGTCACTGCCCGACAATGCCGCCTCCGGCATTGCGATCGATCTCCGGGATGAGCAGGGTGGTCACACCCGTGAGCATCGGATCAGATATGTTGTTCAGCTCGGCTATGCGGATCCATTGCGTCGCATCGGCCAACTGTTCTGCGGCAATACGGAATAGGTTGTCGCCGGCGACGGTTATCGTCTTCATTATCAGGTGCTTGCATTCGTCAGGTTGATTGCCGCGCGGGAGACATACGAACGTGCCGATGTCATCGAGCCGAGTTGTCCGGCTACGCTGCTTGCTTCCAGAAGGCTTGCCGCACCGACATCGGGCGAACTGACATTCGCAAGGTCAATTCCCGAAAGTGCCGTGTCGGCTGCGCCGATTGAGGCCTCCATCGACGATTGCGCCGAGGCGAGGCTGGCCTGCGCGGCGCCGTAGGCAGCGGTGCCTCGTATTGTCGCACCAGGCGCACCAAGCGCTGTCTGCACAGGCGAGAGATCGAAGCCAGCGCTCAGTGCATCGCTCGCAGCGTTGCCGATGTCAGTGAGAGCCGCTGTGGCCAGCGATACGAACGGTTGAATCAATGCGGAGGCTTCGTCACGCAACACCGTACAGGTGATCTGGTAGGGTATCCACCAGCCGTTGCGGTAATCCGCGTGAAATTCGCTGATCATCACGGTATAGAAGAACACGTCCCAGGTGAGCGGCAGTGTCAGTCCGCTGGCTCGCAGTTCATCCAGGATGCGGGCGCGCAACGTGGCGTCCGAACCCGAGAAGATGCCGGAAAATGCAATTTGGCAATCATCGCGCCCCAATGCATCGATTATCCGCACGCCGCCAGGCAGATGGTGCAGCGCCAGACGCTGTCTGCCGCCAAAGTTTATGCACGCGGGTATCTCGAACTCCTGGAAGACGACCGGACCGAGCAGAAGCACGGTATCAGGCATTCGCGTCGTCCTTCGCCTTTGGCAGGTCCGATAAAGCAGTTCGTCCGGGTGGTTGATGACCGACCGCAACTCGGACCGATATCGGAACGGGCGCCAACATTGAGGATAGGTCTGGTGCGGCGTCGCCTGGCAGCCACAGGACGAAGGGGAGACGAAGGTCGTTCATAATTCAGACGCTCGCCGGTGCACCTGGGAAGGTGGGACTTATCCGTGGATCGATACCGGTCGTTCCTGCTACAGGACGCGAGGCTTGCCGCGCGATGCGATCCATGATCCAGCGACCGAGCTGCGTGCCATCGAGGATCAGCAGGCCCTGCCGCGGCTCGTCCGCCGCTTCCGGTGATTGTCGTGACATTGAGGACGGTGCCGTACGTCAGCAGGCATAGCCTGATCCCCTGACGTTTCGGTCCGTGGTACGACAACTGGAGAGACAGAGGCCGCCCGTGCCGCTGGTGGCGCGGTCGGCGGCGCAGATGATCCGGATACCAACGGTTCTTGCGTACGCGCGGCGGCGATCATTGTTTCAAATGCCGGGGTCGAGCGGTTTAGGGTCAAGCCTTTGGCACGTGCTGTCGTAGGCACCACGGTCATGGGCGCGACGGTTGCAGGTGCACTGGTGATGGATGCGACGGTCGTGGGTGTCAGGACGGCTGATGCAAATTCACTGTTCTGTACCGCGTCGAGTGGAGTCGCGGCGAGGGGAGCACTCATTGCAAAGAGTTGGTCAACCGGACGACCAGCATTGGGGACCGCGGCGGTGCTGCGTGGGGGCCCCGGCGAGGTTTGCGCGACCGATACGTCGGTTGCCGATATGTCAGGCGTCATCGGCCAATGGTCCTGTGGAGTATCAGTCCCAACTGGGTCGAGGGTTGGCATCATTGAAAGAGCCGGGACAAGGCTACCTTGCTCCAGATCTGCCACCGATCGGGGAAATTGCGCAGCTACTTCAGCAGGAGCCGAAATCTGTGGGTGTGACGCATCACTTGTCAGCCGTGAATGCGCGGGCCCGCTGAATATACTGGACATAAGGTCTTCTCGGAGATCTGCTGTGGGCGAAACCTCCGAAATCTGCGGGCCGGTGCGCGCAGCGACCGGCATAACACTCTGCTGACCCAGGGTAAGCAGCCCCTCGGCGAGTTGTATCAGTGCCGTCAGCCCCACGGTGCCGGCCACCAATGCGCGATCAAGCGATGTCAGGTCCTGTTGTATCTCGGCGACGCCTTCGGGAACGCCATTGGAAAATGCCAGTGAGATCCCGACCTCATGGGCGCCGGCCACACCCACATCCTGCGAACCGGCCATCGCGTTCACGTGCATCCTCTCCAACGCAATGTGTGCCAATCGAACTCCTGGCCATCCAGGGTGCCGAGAGCGACCACGTACGCGAGGCGTTCATCGGGCGGCAGACTGAAGGCGACGTCGAAGGGCACCCCGTTCCTGACCAGATACAGGCTGTCGATCAGGTCGGGGTGCCGGCTCAGTTTCCCGCGGTTTTTACCAGCTCGTCGGCCGCCGGTGCCGCTTCCTGCTGCAGTGCCTGCGCGATGGCAGTGGTGCCTGCATCGCCCAGCCGGCCGATCATCGCCTCGATCTGCAGTTCGTTGACCGGCGGCGGTATCGGAACTTCGTCGATCGCCGCAACCGAGCTGGCGAGCACCGCCATGCCGAGCCATGGCTGGTTTTGTGAAAGTAGCGGGCCGGCTGCTTTGAACAGCCTCAGCCTGTCGAGTGCAGTCAACCGACGAAGCGTCAGGCGTCGCCCTTCGGCGTCGGTGACAGTCTGGGTGGCAGCAGCCGATGCGACGATCGATGCGGACGGGCCCATCAGATGCGACGCCGGCGGACAGCGAAGAATTCCAGCTTTTGCTTGACGCTGCTGTCACCCTTCCAGATGCCGGCATTGACGAGGCGGAAGGCGACGTTGTCGTACTGATAGGTCGAGGTGGAACCATCTGTCTCGGTGACGTACTGGTACATCGTGCCAGGGTTCACAGTGCTGCCATTGAAGTACTGCTGCTCGGCAGCGGCGATGAAGTCATCGACTGTCGAACTGCCGCGCTCGATGTCGAAACTGCCTTCCCAGCCCTTGGGCAACTCGGTCCCCATGCGGGTCCCGTCGAGCCTATCCACACGAACGGATTGTGTAATCTGGCGACTCTCGAAGGACGTGACGTGCGTCAGGTCGACGCGGCCCGTAGACCCGATGACCACTAGCTGGGTATCACGGCCGACAGAGAACATGGTCAGTGACATGCGGTGCGCTCCTTAGGGCCCGAGGCGAAACAAGTGCGTCGATTGACGGTGACATTACCCCGCTGTCGTCATCCCCGCGAAAGCGGGGACCCAGGTCGACAACTGGGTCCCCGCTTTCGCGGGGATGACCACAGGGATCGTGGTTCGTGCACACGATGATTCGCTTATTCCGGCTCGGGTCCTTAGGCCGCCTGCCCGCTGGGCAGGGTCTGGCGGGACACCTGCACGGTTTGGCCGCCTTCCATATTGACGATGAACTTCTCGTTGATTGCCTGGTATTGCACCTGGGCATCCGATTGTACGTATCCGAGGTCGGTCCTGCTGGACGGGTTATTCGTCGTGTCGCAGATTACGCTGAACGGCAGGCTGCCATCGGTGCTCCCGAGCAGACCCTGTCCGAGCATGTTCTGCAGGAATGACAGCTGCGTCGCCCGGATGCGGCGAAACAGGTCGGCATTGATCACCTGTCCAACATATTGACCCATCCCGGCGGCGAGCGTCGCAGCGATATAGTTGGTGAGGCGAGTGTAGTTGTCGCCGTTGACGGCTGAATTCGACGACGAGTTATGTCCGCCGCGCACACCCCAATAGCTGCCGCCGGGCTGTGGATTGCAGATCACATCGATGCCGGCGCCGAGGAGCACGGCAAGATCGGCAGCGGAATAGGAAGTGCTCTGGCCGGACCCGGGTGTTCCCGACCTTTGGCTACCTATCACGCTGTAGAGCGACTTGTTCAGGCTCGACTGTTCGGGGCTGAGATTGGCCAGGCGTCCCGCGGCAAAGCCCTGTGGCGAAACCACGCGGAGCGATCCGTTGACCTGGTCGGACCACCAAAGCCAATCGCCGAACATCAGCTTCGCCGCATAGCTGTCGAGGCCTGCCTGTTGCTTTGTCGTTACGGCGTTCTGGATTGTGTCGCCGGCCGGCCCGGTCAGGATCATGTAGATGCCTTCATCCAGCCCGAAGCCGGCCTGGTCCGTCCATTGATCTGGATCATCGGCGTCCGCCAGAAGCGCGATGCCGCAACCCTGACCGCGCAGGGCGTACATTCCGGTGCGCGGTGGGATGTCGTTGCCGACGAGTCCGCTCGCTGTCGCCCCATCGGCCCCGTCGGAACCGGCGGTGCTCGCGCCAAGAGCGATCGCCATTTCCACCGGAGTAATTGTCGCGCCCCCCGGGCTGGCCACGATGAGCTGAGAAGGCCCACGCTGCGGTCCCTGGCCGTTGTTCACGGCGTTGGCCAGTGTGCTCCAGAAAATGGCGTCGGCACCGCCGATGTTGTCGAACACTTCCGGCTGCAGTCCTGGCAGGGACACCGTCAGGCGCCAAGTGTTGGCTTTGGATCCCGGCGACAAATTGAGCATCACATTGTTGCCAAGTGAGCCACTATAGAGTGCGGTGAACGTGACTGTGGTGCCGGGAATAATCGTCTGAGCGGCTGTGTCGCAATTATCCGTGACGCGAACACAACGGAAATTCTGTGCGCCCTGCTGGACGGCTGTGGCGACCTGCGTCCCCATGTCGTACTTCCGCCCGACAATGGGCCCGAAGCTCTGCGCGTAATCCGCCATGGTGGCCACGATCACCGGCTGGCCAATGGGGCCCCATGACGCCGTACCGACCACGCCGACCACGTTGGTCGGTACGCCGTTGAGTACAAGGTTCTGGGGAGGGACGATCTGGACATACAGGTCAGGCACCACGAGAGCAGTGGTGTTGATGCTGCCTTGCTGGACAATCGGCATGAGACTCAGGCCCCCTTGTTCGCTGGCGTGACCACTCGCACGACGCAGCGGGCATGCTCGCTGTTCAGTATGTCGGCGATGCGTGCCGCATCGGCCACGACGTCACCGCGCGCGAGGTCGCTGAATGACCTCACCACGATCAGATGGATTTCCATGGAGGCTCCAGATATTCAGGTGGTGAAGCTCGCGGCATTGAGCACGAGGTTGCCAAACAGCATCGCGGGCTGCGAGGCGGACAGTATCGTGGCGTATTCCACGCTGTACATCAGATCCCGCCGATACAGACTGGCATTCTGCGATTGGTCGAATACGGTCGTTCCGGAATAGAGCAGCCTGCCCTGGGTTCCGTCCGGCAATGCGAGGAAGCGGATGCTGCTCAGAGCCTGGTCGATCGCGGTGGCGGCCGAATCGCGAGTCGCCGGTGTCGGACACCAACAGGTGGCGCGAAAGTCCTGCTCCTGCCGGCGAACTTCCTGTTGCACCGGCGCATCGGCCACCACACGACCCAGCACACTCCCCGCGCCGGCTATCGTAAGCGTGCCTTGCGACAGTCGAACGATCGAATTATCGCGCGCCATCGCTGCCAGATTGGCCGCCACCAGCTCCGGCGTGTCGCCGGTCCGGGTGCGATAGGCGTAACCTTTGCCATCAACCAGGATGCCCGCGATCTGGCCAATTTTACCACTACCGCCAAATGTCACCGAAGTTCCGGCGACCGCGACCGTCAGCGACGGAGGGGCAGGGGGGCCGACCCACTGCTCAGCGTAGCGCGTCGTCGTGCGGCCTGCGCCGCTGCCAGGAAACACTGTGACGTTGATCTTGCCTGCTGCCAGATCTCTGTCCAAGGCTGCGGAATTCGGCCAACCGCGGTAGATGCGACAATCCGGACCGGCCACACTTGGCGCGTCCGTTCCGTTCGGATAGAGGGCGTTGGCGATAAGGCTGACCAGAGCGTTCTCCACGTCGGACTGATCGGCCATCAGGTCGTTGCCTGCTTTGCCGCGATACGCCAGCCGAGCTCAGTCAGTTCGGCTGCGGCAACGACGGCGTTCCGACCAAGGTCATCCGTCATGAGATCCGACGGACGCAGGATCACCCCCGGATATGCCGGCAACAGCACGGTCCAGTAGGGAATCGCGCTGTCACTCGGCAGGCCGCTGTCCGGCTGTCCTCTGCCCGATGCGCCAAGCACGTTCGCCGGCCAGTTGGTCAACAGCGGAGCGTTGGTTGCGGTCGTGATGCCGCCGTAGGTGTTCTCGCCGTCATTGGTGGGTGCGGCTGGCCGCCAGAACGACACAATACGGTTTGTCCGGACGCAGAGAATGGGCAGCAGCCGCTGCTGGGCAGCGACGAAGCAGGTCGCATCCTGCTGCACCAGATAGTCTCCGGGCCGCGTATAGGCGGCGTCGAATACGCCATACCACAGCGCGTCGCCATAACCGTTCGGGCGGGCAAATCTTCCATCGGGCGCTGTGAATGCCGCAGGCAGACGCAGGAAGCGGTTCGTGGGATCAAGTGGCTCCGACACGCCCGAGGGCCGGTACGCGTCCGTTTGGATACCGATGGCGCGGGCAGCGGTATTGAGTGCCCAGTGGATGCGGTCCTGCAGACGTGCGGGGTCCATGGCTCATTCACCCTACACGACCAGCGTGACGCCACCGTCGGCCAATGCAGGTCCCGGCGGAATGCCAAAGAAACCGCATAGGCGGCGACGCCAATCGTCGAACAGCCTCGCGCGGTCGCGCAGCTCGTCGCGATTGCGTGTCCACACCGCTGCCTGATCGGTGTCCAGATTGTCGGCTGCCCGCGGGACTGCGAATTCAAGCGCGGTGAGAGTCCCAAGATAGCGCCGTACAATGGTTGTTTCCGCATCGGATAGATTGTTCATTCGGAACTCCATCAAGCCAAATGCCTGGTAGAAGCGCCAGGACTCGAACCCAACCGGTGCCGCACCATAGGCCGGATAGCCGCAGAATCGGCGAACGTCGGTCTTCTCCGCATCGGTGAATGCCATCAGAGAAAGGATCCGTCGCCACGGGTGAAGAGAATGGATCCGTCGCCCGCCTCGAGCACCGCCGCGGCGTAGCCAACCAGAAAGTTCACCGACAGCATCACCTTGGAGCTTGCCATCACCGGCATGTCCACAGATGAGGCAGACACCGACGGATCGGCGCCGAACCGCACATAGGCCAGTGACGCAGTCGGATTGGTGACAACGACGGAGTCGCCGCCACCGGTGAGCTGCACCGTCGCCGACACCATGCCAACATCGAGTGAAACCGTTCCTGTAGGGCGAAATGGATTGATGGAACCGATTGCCATCCCGGCATACTCCTCTCAGCCGATGTGCTCGACCATGACTGCCCGTTTGAATGCGGCATTGGTGGCGGTGGGGATCGTGGTCGGATTGGTCGTGGTATCCGACGGCGCACAGAAGCCGCCGATCCAATACCAGGACTGGGCGATGATCTGCTGCAGTCGGTCGATCGGCTCGCGCGTCACCATCGCTACATCATCCACGACCGATACGATCGAATCCCTGGGCATCACGTCCTCGGCAGCCATGCCGGCGAAATCACCCTCGATGAGCGCGCCCTGACCGCAGATAATGGGTCTGCGAACCATCAACCCTGCCAGTGTCGGATGCGGCTGAACGAAGGCCTCCGTCGTGGGAATGAACCGGAGACCCAAAAAGTCGTTGGTCATGCCCTGCCGGAATACCTGGTTGGCTGACGTGGCGCCCTGAAACAGCTGCTTGAAGTCCGGATCGGCAAATAGTTGACGGGCCGAAACCGGATCAAGATAGCAGTTATACACGCCGTCAATCTCTGGTACCGCGTTCAGGCGCAGTTTGGCGACCGCGTCGAGGAAGCATGACATCGTCAGCATGTCGGTTGCCGTGAGCGCCGATGTATTGGATCGCTGCGACGGCCGGATAACGACGGAGGCGTTTGCCGCAAGCAAGGCGTTGCCGGACGTACCGTCCGTAACCGAAACATCGCCTGAGAAGGTCAGGACACCGGAGATCCCGTTAGGTGTGGTGGAGACGTTGCTGACATCCGCTGCAGAGCCAACCAATGTGTAGGCATCGGCGCCAACCGTGACGGTGAGGGGATTGGAGATGGAGACTGTCTGTTGGGCGCCATTGACGAAGGCGTTCTGGAAGCCGCGAATATCGTCGACCGCCATTGATGTACCGGGGCTTCCCAATGTGGTGCGCACTCGGGTGTTGCCGCCAAAATAGCTGCTGAACAGGGCATTGCGGGCCAGTTCATCCAGGCTGCGCGCGGCCTGCTCGCCATTCACATAGGCGTTCTGCAGGAACTGCGAGGCGATGCCGACCCGGCTGGTGACCATGTTCAGGTCGGTCGTGGCAGCATAGTGATTGATCGTGATCGTGTACTGTTCCACGCCCCAGTTCGCCGCCGTCAACCCATTGTCGAAGTTGGTGTTCGAGTTGGCCCCAAGCGGTGTTGTGATGCTGGGCTTCAGCCCCGCGCGTGTCTTGGTGAGGGTCTCACCAATGCCGACCGGAATCTGCACGCGGTCGGCACACGCGCGATATCCCAGGCGAGACTCCAGTGCCTGCTGAAATTCCCGCTCGAGGAAGCCCTGCTGGATGATTGCCTGCAAAGCAGTCGGAAAGTTCTGAATGCCCATCCGGGAATTCCTTCAGCGTGATTGAGGTGGATAGTGCGTTCGATGGATCGAAGCCGGCCCGCGATATCTAGGGGCGGAGTTTCAGAAGTGCCGCCCGCGCCACGCGATATTCCTTGTCGCTCATCTCGGTGGCGAGCTTCTGCCGCTGTGGTTGCGCCGGCGGTGCATTCGCGGGGCTAGACGATGAGGTGCCGCCGAACAGCCAGGGCTTGGCACGTCTCAACTGCGCCATGAGATGGGCGGCGTTCTCGATCTCGCCGTCCGAATTGAGCTGCACCTGCTGAAGATCCAGCAGTTTCAACCCGTCGAGATCCAGCATTCCAGCCCGCACAGCTTCAACTTTCAGCTCGGCGTGGACCAGACGGGATCTCGCGTCCTGCTCCGTCTCGGCCAGTCGATGCTCCAGGGCGTCGGCACGCGCACGCAGCTCAGCAATCGGATCGCTATCAGGTTCTATGGGTGTGTTGTTGTCTGGCATCAGCTGTTCCCGTTGGTCGTTCTGTCGGCGGCGATTCGCGCAAGTTCCGCGGATACGTCTTCTATGTCGAAGGTGTCGGCGATAACCTTGACTGCGGTTTCGCGACTGATCTGATTGGCATTCGCAAGCGTGGTCAGCGTCTGGGCGTCCTTTTGCCTGTCGTCCGCGGTGGATGGATACCAGCGTGGCCAGTTGAGCGAGAGGCGTGTCGCAGGATCGAGTGGTGCGATCTGCTGGCCGACGATGCACAGGCGATAGACCTG